CGGTCTGCAGCGTCATCAAAGAAACGGAGAGATGAGGAAGCGGTAGTGGTGTTGATGGCGAGCGTGCCGTCAGCCGCGATGCTTGGGTTGGTGCTATTGGGAATGCCGAGCCATGAACCGGCACTGAACGCCGTGGAGGAGGCGTTGGTCAGGGTTTGCAGCCCCGCCCAGGTGTTCGAGGTGGTGGTGCCGAAGGCGAGTGAGAGCGTTCCCGTGGTGTTGATAGGCCCGCCAGTGAGAGGGTATGTGGTGTCAATCTGCGTGACGGTTCCCGCGCCAGTTGAAAGGCACGTCCCGTTGATCGAGAAGCAGCCGCCTGCAAGGTCGATACCGCCGGTTCCGTAGAAGGTGCTGGTTGCTGCTGTGAAGTTCGCGATGCCATTGAGAGAGAGAAGAGAGCCAGGAGTGGTAGTCCCGATGCCAACGTTACTTGCTGGCGACAAGATGAGACTGCCCGCGCCGGTAGAGATAACACCGTTGGTTTGGTCGTGAGTGAGTCCTAGCCAGTGCGTTGTGTTAGTGCTATCGCCATGAAGGAAGATGGTGGGGTTGGTTTGAACGGCGTGCGCGAAGTCGGTGCCGACACGGTCTATGTTGTTGACCACGAGTGCGTTGGAGTCGTTCGAGAGCGCAAGGAAGAGACTATCGGGTGTCTGTGTCGTGCTGTAGTTGAGCGATGCGTCGCTGCTGGTGCCGAAAAATGCCTCTGCGTTGTCGTTGAAACGTGCGCCGGTGGAGGCAGAGAAAATCGGTTGTGAGGAGAACGTGTTCACGGCTGAAATCGTTTGCGTGACGTTAATACCAGCGACCGTGAAAGACGCCCCGCCAGGGATTGTGACGGTGCGGTCGGCCGTAGGTGTGGCGAAGGTGAGCGCGGTTTGGAACCCGTCTCCTGCGGTTGCGCCTTCGCACAGAAGCCCCAATGTGCCGAAGATGCACTCATGCGCGCCCATTGTTGACGCATCAGCAAGCCCCTTTGAATAGTCGAACTGGAGACTGCTGCTGGTCGTGCTTGCCGCAAGTCCTTGCCCCGTGAGGCTGGTGAAGTAGCCCGCCCCTACGGATAGTGCCGTAGTAGAGGCGTTAGCGACGGTGATGCCTGAGAAGAGGCCGTCGCCGTGAACAGACAAGAGATGGGAAGGAGAGGTAGTGCCGATGCCAACATTCCCGCTTGCGTAGTCGTAGACGAACCCGCCGCTTTCAATGTTAAGTCCGCCCGCAAACGTGCTTGTGGCAGTTGTTGAAGTGGCCGAGAAAGCGGTGCCTTCTATCGCGCCCACGTTCGTAAGTGAAAACCCTCCGCCGTCAATTGCGGATGTCCAGGGCGTTTGTGAGCCGCTGCCTGCGGTAATGCCAAGAGAAGAGGTTGCAGTGAGCGTGTAGGTGCCAGTGCTGTTCCCCACAAGAACCTGGCCGTAGCTTGGAGCGGTGGAGGTTCCTGTGCCTCCCCCACGTGGAAGAAGAATTGTTTGAGCTTGCACGGCCGTAAAAGAAACCCCGACGACGAGGGCGGCAAGAATTCCTACGATGGTTAGGTATTTCATGTTTAGTATGAATAGTCTGCTACGAGTTTTTCTCCTTCTGAAAGAGAGTGAGCGAGCGTGATAACGTCATCTGCGATTGTGTAATCCTCTCCCCTTACCTGATACGCCCCGCCCCTAAACAGCCGGACACTTCCCGCTACTGGTTCGTTATCAAGCGTGAACTCGGTGCCTGGGCCTTGTGACGAGAGGTCTTCACCCCACACAGGCGTCCCCCCTCCTCCTGCGGGAGTTACTGGCCTCCAGTAGACACCTGTCCATTCGAGTGTCTGCCCTGCGGTGATACCAGACACATCTACGTCCGCAAGATTCCAGAGGTTCGTTACTCCTCCTGCATGGTTGTGCGTAACCGTAGGCTTAGGAAGGTTCTTTATGTGGCTCGCGTCTATCTTGTTTTCGTCGCCCTCAGTAGGCAGGGAGTTAATCTTGTCTACGATTTCTTCTGCTGTTTCCTTGGTGATTTCCTGCTGAGGCACGAGAGCTGCGGCTTCCTGCGCTAAAGCTTCGAGGTTGGGGATTTCTTCCAGGCGAGCATCCACACGCGCGAGAGCTGCGGTGTTCTCTTTCTCTAGGGCTGCGAAACGGTCTTGTATGCGGAGGCGGTTGAAGAGAGAGTCAATACTCTCTAGAGACCGCTGCTTAAGCGTTGCGAAGGTTTGGTTATTAGCTCGGGTAGTCTCTTCAGCTACGCGAGAGCGCATCTCGTCGTAGATTTCCTGAAGTCTCTTTTCCTGCTTACTCGTAAGCGCAAGCTCGGATTTAGCGATGACTTCCATCGCAAGCTTGAAGGCTCTGGTGAAGTCCTCTCGCGTTATTGCATCGTCTTCGAGGACGGAGCGGAGCTTAGTGAGGAACTTGAGTGATTTTTCTTGTTCGTCCATATTTAGAGCATAGCGTTACCTCCTTTGCTTCTATCCACAGCACGTCCATTCGCTCTCGGGAATCCGTGATAGGGTTTCTGCATGGCCGTTCTAGGTTTCATTCTCTTCATAATCGTCGTAGCTATTGCTGCTTTCCACGCCCCCCAGTGACCTTGTTGTAGAAGTCGGTGAGGTCAATCGGGTTGAGCCTGTTTATCGACTCAGGAAATACAACGGTCTCTCCTCGATTGAAAAGCTCTACTCCGTCGAAGCCCTCCGATAGAAGAAGGCGGCGGTATTCGGCTACGGCTTTGTCCGGGTCGTTGATGCTTGTGGCTTTCTGAGCTTCCTCCAGGAAGTCCATTTTGTCGCTCACCATCTTGAACTTCAGCTTTGAAGTATCGAAGGCCGTGATGTTGGCTGTCACGCCTTCACCGCGTTGGACGCCACTGCCGTCGAGCTGTTTAGTCTGCCGTGTGAAGCGACGCGCCTTCTCTTTGGTTTGCGTGAGGTAGAAGCCAGCGCCGAGCGTGCCGCGCGTGCTTGGGCGAAGCTCGCCAGTTAGCTTCTCAGGAGCGGAGTGGAACTGAATAAGAGTCTGCTCCGTTTGTTTGCCGAAGCCACCCGTTTCAACATTCAGTGAGAAACCTTCGAGGTCTCGGTTCCGCGCCTCCTTCGCCAGCGGTGCTAGCTCTTTGGGGATGGAGGGGGAGGATGGCTTTATCTCTCCAGTGCGTGCTGTGAATACACCATCGCCTTTGTAGTCGAGGTCGGCTGGGTCGGCCTTCACCTCCATGATAGTAAACTTACCAGCTTTAGACGCAGATTGGCCGCTGTAGTTTTTCTCTACGAGAGAGCGGTCAGCCGCGAAGTAGGTACCTGATTTGAACGCCCCGCTCTCGTTGATGGCGTCAGCGGATTGCGTGCCGTGGTAGAGCGTAACCGTCCCGTCAGGATTGATGAGGTCTGGGCGGTCTTGCTTGATGTGGCCTGTTATGATGTCGCGCAGTTCTTGGCGCGTCATACTCTTTACTAAACTGTCTGGGCCATCACGGAGAACACCACCCTCAAAAGGGACCGACGTATCTGCTTTCCGTGCAGACACGCCCCCCCTTTCTGTAAGTGCGCTGCCAGTAGAGGTATTTCCTGCCTTTGATGTTTTTGACGCAGTAGTAGGCCATGCGCCAGATTTAGCCGTAGCCGCCGCGTTTTTTCCAGTTGCGGACGGTATGAGACGCCCCGAGTCGTCGTATTTGGTCACGTCGCGCATAGACAAGCCCGGAGCGTTATTTAGGCTTTTTTTTACCTCGGTGCCTATGGCCTGCGCTGCTTTGGTTTCAAGGAGTCGGTCGCCTGGAGAAATTGCCCCGCCCTTCGGGAAGAACTTCTGAAGCGCAGGGAACGTGCGGAATAGAGCATTGACCTGTTCAGGAGACTTCTTGGAAAGAACGGCTGCAAGACGTGTCTTGAAGCCAGGAGATGCGGCGAGTTTATCGAGCACGCCAGCACCGACACCCAAGAGGACTGCGGGAAGTGCGGAGCCGCCACTTGCAACGAATGTAAGGATGGCGGTGCCGAAACCAGCCATCTGCGGAGAGAGTCCCGAAAGGTTCGAGCGCTGCACAATCTTGTCTCGATACTTCGTAGCGATTTCCGCCGAGGTGAGGTCGCTGTAGCGTTCGGTGAGTTTGCGGAAGTCCTTAGCGAGTTCGGGATTCACGCCGTCGGCGGCGTCTAAGGTGCGTTCTTTGATTTCTCCGTAAACTGCTTTGAGCGCGGAGTTCACCGCTTTATCGTCTGAAGGGTTGCCGGTGAATTGCGTGATGTCTCCCACTTGGCGCAACACGTCGCGTGCCTCGGAGAACGTCAGGCCGTCTAGTTTTCGTGCGCCTGCTTCCTTGATGATGATGTTTCCTGCGTCGTCCACGCCTGGTTCCAGCTTGGTGTTGATAGCTTGCTTGACGCTTTGAAGCCTGCTTAGTAGGGTGGAGTTATTCTGCTCGGCCGCTGTCCGCATAGCGTCGTCCAGAGGACTCAATGAATCAACTAGAGACACTACTGGTGCTGTGCTTAGCTTACGGCCTAACGCGCCTATTTCTTGCCCGGTGGTCTGGCGAGCTTGATTAATCTTAGTCGCGAGCTCATCGAAGTCTCCGGCAACTATCTTTAGCTCGGCGACCGCGCGGCCGGGGTCTTTTCCGTAACTAAAATCTTTTGCAAGCGGTTTTATCAGGCTGTTGATGATGCGGGGTGCTTGGTCGTTACCGAAACGAACCGCAGCGTTTTTAGCCACACCCACACCAGGAATCGCACCACCAATAAGCGCTCCTGCGCCAGGCGTGAAGACATCGCCGCCTGTCTTGCCTTCTTGCAAGTTAAGGGAAATATCAAACAGCTCTCCGGTTGCGGCACCCGAGCCAATTTTCCCTATTGCTGACGCTCCCTTTTGAAGCCCCGCCGTTCGCGCAGCTCCAGTGATGCCGGTGGCGATACGCCCGACAGGGGCAAAGAGCGCAGCGGACTGAAGCGCGGAGCCTGCAATCGCACCTGCGCTTGGGCCGGGGGTCACACGCGCTTCCGCGTCTGGCGATAGGTCACGCCCCACCACTGCCTTCTGAACGGTCTTACCTAGCTTGCCCTGCGCGATAGCTGTGCCGATGGCTTCGCCTACTTTTCCGCCACCAAAGAAGGCGTCGGTTAGCCCCGCTGCACGCTGCATCCCGGTAGGCTTAGGAGGAGCGTCCATAATGGCGCTGTCAGGAATGAAGTCTTTTACCTTTCCCTGCTGCTCCAGCTCGGCGAATTCTTCGTCTGAAATGAACTTCGCCATAGCTATATTTCTTCCCAGCCTCCAGACACTTTCTTATACGTCTTGCCGTTGATGACTTTCGTGGAAGGCGTTGCCGCGTCACCGCCGCCCTGGTTAGTGATGAAGTTGTCAATCGCAGCTACTTGGGCGCTATTGTCAAGCGAGCTTATGGAGAGCTTTGTGGGGTCTGGAATGATGCTCTCGATAAGTCGCTGCACGCCAAGGTCGAGCGTTCCTAGTTTCTCCTGTTGCTTGTATTCGGCGGTTATCTGGCCGCGCAGGGTGTCAAGCAGCGTCTTGTTCTGTGGGAAGTTAGCGGTAAACCAGTTGAGGCCGTCCAGTCTGTTTCGATACTGCCCAAGAAGACCGAGAAGTGTCTGTTTGCCTGTGGCCTGTGCCTCAGCGAGCACCTGGGCGCGATACTCTTTCGGCACCTGCGTGAGCGGGATTTGGCCGTTCTTGTAGGCCATCGCGTAGGCCATCGCGTCTGCTGGGTCTGCTGTGCTGACTCTGTTCCGCTCTTCTATCTGGCTTTGAATATTGGCGCGCTGTAGAGCGTCCGTTGCAAGAGCAGAAAGTTTGACCTGACGGCCAAGCATGTCAGTTCCGTATTGTCCTGCTGCGGCGATTGCTGCTTCTGGTGTTTGAGCGGCTTGGATGGCATTGAGCGTTGCTGGGGGCGCATTGTTACCCTGCGCCAACTGCATAAGCTGGAGCTTGGTATCAGAAAGAGTCTTGAGTGACTCGCGCTGCTCTTCGTATTTGCGCGTGTTGTCTTGAATGAGAAGTTGAAGCTGATTGTCTTCTGCCTTAGTGAGACGGCTTTGGTTCTGCTCGTAGAAGAGACTTTGGAACTGAAGAAGTGTTTGCAGCGGTTCGAGTTGCATCTGTATCTTCTTGTCTGCGGTCTGTTGTGCCGCTAGGTAGTTTCTGTTTGAAACGTCGAGCGCGATAGCGAGGTCTGCCTGCTCGAAAGCGTAGCGGCGGTTTATCTGCTGCACCGTTTGTGCTGCGCCCTCCTGGAGTCCTCCGGCCGCGTCGATTGCCTGCTGCACTTCCACTTGCTGCGCCCGCTTTGAAGCCTGAAGCGCGGTGAAGGCGTCGTTATTCATCTGCCCTAACTCGTCTACGTTCAGCGAGTCTTCTACGGCTCCACGAGAAGCTTGCACGCCGAGGATGCGTTGCATGGTAGCTTCGAGACTTTCAGTGCTTGCGTCTGCTGCCTGCCGTCGTGCATCCACGTCCGCGCTTACGCGAGCGGATACAGCATTGAAAGAGTCGAGTGAGGCGTCAGCGGCTCCGGTAAGTGCTCCTGCGGTGGTGCTGGGCTGCACGGGAGGCACTGCAAGCGGCGCGATGGGATTGGCGAGCTGCGCTGCTGGGATCGGAGTGGGTGGAGATGACAGCGCGGTCTGAGGCGCGTAGGCGAAGCCGGAAGACTGAAGAGACGCAATCGCTTCTTGCTTGGTGTTGCCTGTTACGGTTTGGACGCCCTTATCTGTATTTATTTCGTAAGTCTTCATGTTTAGGTAAGGGGTTCGCCTGGTGTATTTATAATACCCACCTCATGCAGCTCGTTCTCCCCAGTGAAGAGCATCGTTACCTTGAGTTGGATGCGTTCTGACTGCGCTCCGAGGCTGCGTTTAACACTCTCGCTCGTCTGGTCATCTACCTCAAAGAGTTTCGTCCAGTTCTGCACGCGAGCTTTCGCGGTTCCGGTCGTCACTCCCGTCACCGCCTCATCTGTCGTCACGGTGTAGGTGCCGCCAGACTCGGAAATAGCGCTTATGTGCGCCGTCTTTCCACTGCCCGTGCCCTGGATAACTTCCACTTCGTAGCCCTGCATGTCTGATACGTCGGTTGTGGTAGTAAAGCTGGTGGTGTTAACCCACGTTATCGAGATGTAGGTTGGTTCTGCTTCTCGTGTTCGATACTTCACGGTGATTTTGTCGGTGGAAGAGAGGAGCTGTTTGTATTTCAGCCACACCTTCTGCCACACATCACTCAGGTTCGCTGATTGAATCCACGTCGTTACGAGATAGCCGAACTTCTGCACGGTGTCGTTGCTGTCGTCTATGAAAATCCCTGAGTCCAGTTCGGAGGCGTTGAGGTAGAAGCTCGCTCCGAGCATGAGCGTGCCGTTTCTGCCGTTTTCAGCAGAGACTACGCTGGCGTCAAACAGTGCTCCCGCGATACCGATGCGGTTTTGGCCGTAGTCGGTGATGGTGGAATTGCCTGCGGGGTTGTATGAGATGGAATACTTGTGTGTAAATCCGTAGTCAGAACTCCACTCCCACACGCCTGACGGGAGGTTTTCGTTTATCGTCTCGTCAAAGTCCTCGTTGACGTTGTTTATGAACGCGAGGATGGTGCCGTTTCTTGTGGCAACAAGCCCATTGGGATGAATCAATCCCTCGTTGATGTAGTTGTTGATGCTTGAGAGGTTTGTTGCGGGGAGGCGAGCGACTTCCTGGAAGCTGGAGCCTGAGAACGCGAGCAGCGAGCCATTAGAGTCCATTGCATACGGGACATTGTTCTGCACACACATAGCTGGAACTGCGTTGGCGTTGACGATGTATTCCGCTATGGGCTGGGCTGATATCCCGTCCCACTGGTAGATACGTCCCTTGCCTGTGAGGGAACCAAGAAAGCCTGTGCCTATCCAGATGTATTCCTGGGTGCACACCATTGAAAGGATTTGATACTGGCCTCCCGTGCCGAGGTCGAGGGAGTAGTCTGCGGCCGGAGCTGAAGAGAGCGAGTAGGAAGTGTTAAAGCTGCGGATAGTCTCTTTTGCGTCACGCACATACAGCCTGTTGAACTTCTTGAAGTATTTGAGAATGTGGAAGTAGTCAATGCTCAGCGGGTTGGCGCCGCCGCGAAGCGTCCACGTTCCTCCTGTCTCATCCAGGCTGTAGATTTCATCCTCAGTGGTGGAGAAAAGCTGGCCGTTAAACACCTCCAGATCTGATTTCCGAGAGTCGTAGGTGAAGACTGGGTCAGTTACCGTCAGGTCTTGTGCGAACGCTACTTCTGGCGTGTCGCCTCCCTTGAGCACGCCTCCTGAGGTGGAACTGAAGCTGCACACTGCGTAAAAGGCGTTATCGAAATACTCGAATGCTGAGGGGTAGCTGTGTAGGTCGGAGGTGTCTGCTGTCGTGGTGTTTGCTTTGAGCCTGGGAGAGACGCGAGTGACGCCCAGGTTGCTCTGTAGGTCGATGTTGAAAGTGCTCCAGAGATTCCCGAGCACGTTGCTTCGGTTTGTCTGAAACCACTTCTTTCCAGGGAGGCGAATCATGACGAGGTGACGGCCTCCCACGCAGAGCCGGTGTAGACGTTGAGTTTGTTGGTGGTGGTGTTGTATATCTCTAGACCCGCCACAGGATTAACGATGTTATTGCGCTGGGTGGTGGTCATTCGGGGCAGGACGATTCCCTTATTCACGGAAGTGAACGCCACGAGAGCTGAAGCGAGTGACGCTGTTTCTCCTGCTGTGCCTATTTGAAGCGGGCGTGTTCTAAGAGCGCGTTGCACGGCTTCGAGCACGTCGAAGTCTGTCTTTAGGCGGAGTTCGTTCGGTGCGTCGTCCATACTAGCGGTTGTTTACATACGCCACTCCTATCCTTTGCGCGTTGTTGCTTGCGAAGTAGTGGGTGCCGCTTTGCGCTCCTGAGGTGTCTATTGCAGTTCCATCTCGTGTTGCGGAGACTTTGAAGGTGTTATCCGTGACGTAGATGACGTAGTAGAAGGTGTCGGCTGAAAGTCCGGTGGGTAGAGCGCCCGTGGTAAAGAGTTTGATGGTGTCGTTGGTGATTAGCCCATGACCGTCAGAGGTAAAGACTGCGGGAGACGCAATCGTTACGGAGACGGCTTTGTAAGCCCTGGACGCATACCAGTTGTCGTTCTGCGCCTCGATGAAGTTAAGCGGCGCGGCCATGTTCTATTGAACGTAGTCCTTGACGGTGATGGCGGTGGCCGTGTTGTCAGTGGAAGACGCGGTGATGGAGCCGGAGTAGGCGTTTCTGTCCGTTATCTCGTAGCACACGTCGTATCCTGCGGCTGCGGCAATCCAGACGGTTATGTTTCCGTTGGCGGCGTTCGCTGCCTTGTCGCCGTCGAGATTGAGTGCGACGGGGTTTGCGTTCGCGTTACAGATCGAAGCGTAGACGCGGGTGTAGCTCGTTCCAAGAACGCTCGTCGTGCTGGCAAGAACCCGTGTAGAGCTGGTTACGGAGAACCTGGCGCTGGTCGTAGCGGTCGAGATGACGTTAGCGAGCGGGGAAGACTGCGCAAACGAAGGAACCAAGAGAACGGAAGAGGAAGCAGCAAGGAGTGCGATTGCTACGAATCCTCCGATGGCGAAAGTAAGTTTATTCATGTGTGTTTATTACGGGTCTACCCGACCCTACCCTTCCCCCGTAAAGGGGAAGTAAGGAGCGACTAGTCTGCGGGGATGCTTTCGTCCACACGGCACACGACATCGCTGCTTGCCTCGCGGAAGCAGGTAAGCCATGCGTAGTTATCAATACCGATAACAACGTTCTGGCCGTCTGGTTCCTGAAGGTCAACGCCCGTGCCTGCTGCAACTGTCGTAGTGGTAGCTGCGGCGGTGAACGGGTTTTCGATTACCCAAGAGCGATACGCACCAGCGTGCGTTCCGAGTGGGAACGTGGTGGATGCAGGCAACGTCACCGTAAGTGCAGGCATCGTTGTGGATGCCGTGAACGAGACAATGTTGCTGTCTACCATCTCACTGTGTGTGAGCGTGTGCGTTGCGTCTTCTGGCGTGACGGTTGTAAGACCGCCTCCCTGAGAGAACGCGCCGTGCACGTTCATGTAGGACTGCACGTCAGGACTTGAAACAGCGCCGAGGTTGCTGATGGGTGCTGGTGCCTTCGGAAGAAGGATGAGCGCTGCCATCACCAGAACGAACGCCGATACGGCCGCAATCGCTATGCTTTTAAAGTTCATAGCGGTTACTTCTTAAGTGCTGCGAGCTTGCGGTCAAACTCTCCGCTTTCCCGCTTCAGTTTTGCTTTAACAGGATTACGCTTCTCGTATTCTGCGAAGTGCTTGCGGAAGTCAGCCTGTGAAGGCGTTTCCACGGAAGCTGCAGCGAGCTTTGCCTGCTCTTCGACTGCCTTGAAGTGGCGGTCCTGCTCTTCGCGAGCAATCTCGACATCTTTGAGTGCAGCCTGCTTCTTGAGCGCGTCAGAAGTTTGTGCAGCGAGCTTTGCCTGCTTCATCTGCTCTACACGCTGCTTGTCGGCTTCCTTCTGCGAGATACCTTCTTTTTCTTTTGCCATGGTGGTTTGTTAGTTCCTTTCGGGGGGAGTGCAAGGGCGTAATCCGGTGGGACCAAGCCCCTGCATTCCCCCAAAAAGGAGGGTTAGTAATTACGCAAGCGTGATGTCAATAGTGAGGTCGCTGGTAGGCGTCCACTGCTTGAATCCTGCGTAGCAGATTGCGACGATTTCCTTGCCCGTCACACCCGATACGCCCTTTTCCTCGAAGCGGAAGCCTCCAGGTGCTGCGTAGGTAGCGACCTTCTTGACGCCGCCAACACGGTGGCCTGCGTTCGTCCAGGTCTTTGTGCCGATGGTGCCGTCAATGAAGGTGCCGGAACGCACGACGTAGATGTCTACGCCCATGATGTTGCCGAAACCGCCATTGGTGAGGTGTTCGTCTGCGAAGCGGAAACCTGCGGTGGTGACTGCGCCAAGGATGCCCGTAAGGTCGGTGTTCTCTACCACGAGGTAGGTGCTGCCAGCAGCGGCTGCGTTGGCATAGCCAGCGTTCTTGGAAATCATCGAGCCGATGATGCCAAGCACGTTTGCAGCAGTCGTGAAGCCACCTGCGGGGGTTGTGAGGGTGCCAGTGCCGTTCTCGCACAGTTCGTTGAGAACCCACTGGTCAACTTTCACCGCCATTGCGTTAGCCATCGCTCGGTGCGCTTCATAGAAGAGGTCGAAGTCAGAAAGAACCTGCTCGAAGTCTTTGATTTGTGCCGGAACGATGAACTCATCAGTCACCGTGAGCGTGTCATCGGTGGTGGTGAGGTTTTGCGGGGTGTAGGTGCCCGTAAGCGCCTGAACCGTTACGGTAGGCGTGGTGATATACGGGGCGCTGATAGTCTTTGCGCCGCTGCGGTCTACGATGCAGATTTTCTCTGCGACCACTTGGGTGCGGAGTGCCTCGTTGAACTGACCTTTGCGGATTTTGTCTCGATACGTTTTGTCCGAGAGGCTGTTAGTAGTAGCCATTTTGGTAAATTACGTTTAACCCCACCGGATTTTTGGGTTAAGTAATCCACCGCTTACTTCTCCCTACTTCTGCTTTGCTTTTGCTTTGATGAGGCGCTCTATCTCCTCCTCGCTCTCGGGAAGTTGTCCCTTTGATGCTTTGGCGAGTAGCACGTCATCTGACACTGTTGTTGGTCCGCGTCGAACGTTAGATTTGTTCGATGCTTGAGCCGTGTCGCGCTGCTCTGCTCTCACTTCGAGAGTTGGTTTGAGCTGCTTGTATGCCTCACTTACAGAGACTTTCTTGAACTTTGCCCAGTCAAGGACTTCGTCCAGGTCGTCTTCGTGAATGTCGGCTTTTGCGAGGAACAGCACGTCTTTATTTGAAAGACCGTCTGAAGCTTCTGCTTTAGGGGCGTCTTGCTTCTTTAGCCGTTCGTAGAGCTGCTTATTCTTTTTCTCGGTCTCTTCACGAGCCTTGCGCTCTTCTTCAAGACGAGACCTAAGCTCCTCTACTGACTCCTCCTGTTGTGGCTCGGAGGTATCCTCAGTCGTCTCGGTGACTTCTTCCGTTGACTCTGTTTCAAGGACTTGAGTCTCGTCCTGTTGGTTATCGTCCATTTTTAGAGATGGTTACTCTGATGATTTAAGTAATAGCACCTGCCTGCTCTCGACTATCCACAGCTACTGCGAGGAGTTCTTGTCCTGGCGCTTCTTTATCTCGTCGGGCGTCAGGTTGTTCTCTTTAGCGTGGGTGCGTAGCTGGGTAAGCACGTAGGGGATGTAGTTGATGACTCGCAGATACACGGTTACGTCGATGAACTTGTCTAGCGCGGCCTTACCTTTAAGTGTTCGCATTTCTGCGAGCGTGATAGGCTGCGGGGCTTCGAGGTCGCGCAAGACTTCGAGCTGCTGCTGTAGGTAGTCCATTTCGAGCTGGATAGCATCGAACTGCACCGCCATGTCTTCGACAGACTTGGTTCTCACGCCCTCATAGAGCGTCTTGAGGAAGTCTGGGTATTGCGCCAAGGGATACTGCGGTCCCTGGTCGGGCAGAATCATCGTCTTGAGAACGTTCCACACCTCGGGGTTGATGGTGGTCTTCAGTAGTCCCTTCTCCACTTCAGAGAGCGGGAACTGCAAAAACACCTTCCGTATCGTGTAGATGAGCGTGTCGTTGTCGAACGTGTTCTTGATTAGCTCTAGCTGCCCTGAATTGAATATTGTGACCTGGTCTTTGTCTGGCAAATTATTGTTGGGTTACGGCTGGTAATCCTTGAGCGGGTGGCCCCACCGAAGGTTGCACTGGTGGAGTAGGCGGGGGCATAGCGGCGAGTTCAAGCGGAGAGATAACACCAGTCGCCGACAGAATCTTGGAGACAACGAGCTGCGCCTGAGGGTTGGTTGCATAGAGAGGATTTGCCACGGCTTGTAACGCGGTCGAGAGGGTAGTAAGAATCGTCTGCTTATCCGCTGCTTCCCCGCTGATATTCACTTCGAGTTCCCATTCGAGGTCTTTCACTACGTCTTTCCATGTCTTATCGGAAACGTCGTCAGGAACGAAGAAACGCTGGTTACCCCAGGCGGTCATCTCGGCTTTCACCTCCTGCTGCGCTACGTCTGGCTGATACGGGGACGGAATTTTGCCGCCACCTGCGTAGATAGGCGACTTGTAAGGCTCACCGTCTTCGTCATAGAGAGTCTCGAACTTGCCTGTAGGCTTACCGATTAGGTCTTCTATGACTTTGCGGTTGTATCGCCGTGCTGCCTCGGCGGGGATGTACATGGAATCTATCTTGGTGATGTTGTGCGCTTCGAGCGTTGCTCCTATCTCGTCTGCGGTATCCATCTTCTTCTTTAAATGCGGGATGACGTAGGTGCGTAGCATCTTCTCTATTGCAAGTGCCTTGTTTTCGGTCATAAGCTCAAACAGCGAATGAGACTCTTGTAGCTTCTCTCGTTCGAGAGCCCATGCAGTACCAGCCGGAGGGTTCATGCCGAGCATGGATTCACTGATGCCGTTTATCTCTGCGGAAAGGGTCTTCCACATCTGGCCGAAATTCTGCTGGGAAGCGATGTCATGTGAACCGTTATTCACCTGGGTGAGCGGCATGTTTACCGCGTGAATGAGGATGTCGCCCTGCTCTATAGCTGAAAGGACGTTTCTTCCTACGAATGTTCCATCTGCCGTCTGGAAAATGAGCTTACTTGCCACGTCGCGCTGGTCTTTGATGGACTTAACCGTGTGGTTCATCATCCACTGAGCGTCAAAGAGGTTCTTCACTGCCCCATTAAGTGAAATGGAGCCGTCTGTGGCTGGCAGGAGGCTCGTGAGCATGTAAGGGTCGCGGGATTCACGGCCTGATACCAGGGTGTAGTCGTCGTATTCGCCCTCCTCCTTCCCTTCCAAGAAGGAAATGACGTGCATCTGCTGTTCAAACTTATCTGCGTCCTTGTCTTTCCCCGTGAGATACGAGACAGGGAACAGACCGTGCACTTCGTAGAGCTTGATGTAGTTGGCCTTCTGGTCTTTCTCTTGTCCGTCTGTAGTTTCTCGTGCTTCGAGAGAATCGCAGAGGTTGTAGACAATCTTCTTGTCGTAGCCGTGCGTTTTTACCCGTCGCTTAAGTTCTCCCTGCGTGAGTTCGAGTATTTCAATCTTTGGGTTAGCATCGAAGTTCACCTGGTCAACGATGAGGCGAGACCACGGCACCACCATAGGATGTAGTTCGCCATTGCTTTCGACGTGCTTCACCACTGCGGAGTTAAAGGCTGCGAGCTCCATTCCCCAGTCGTTAAGGAAAGCGCCATAGTTCTCCTTGCGCATCCAGTTCTGAAGGTGAACGGTTGCGAGAAATGCAGGAACGGTGTCGCTAGACTTCGTTGCTTTTACTTCGATGTTCTTGCGGTCTATGTCTGTGGCGCGGTAGTAGATGTTTCGAGCCGCGATGACGATATTGAAAAAGGGCTTATCACGTCCTAGAGAGTCCGTGTCTCCTGAAATGTGCTTGCTTTCGAGGTATGCGTAGATGCGGTTTATGTCTGAGTAGAGGTCGGTGGTGACATACTTGGACATCAGCGTCCCGCCGCCACTGGTAAATGCAGACTCCGCTTCTCTTACAAGCTGCCCTATGTCTTTATTCTCGGTGAGGTAGCGTGCCATTCGTTACTCACACGCTAGCACCTCACGTCAATAGACTATCCACAGCTACTCTGAAGGCGGCGGGTTGAGGATGGATTGGAAGTATTGCTCCTCGATGACGTGCTTGGCGTTGAGAATGAGTTCCTCAGCGGTAAACCCCGCAACGAAGCCCATGTTCGCGAACATGTTGATGAGGTCGGTTAGATTCTCGTCAGGCGTGGTCATTGATACTGTGACGGTGCGACGCTGGACGGTCGTTCCAGGCTCAATAGGTTCCATAGTTACTTGTTACTTCTAAGCTCCGCCCGTGCTTCGTTCGTGCGGAACTGATTGACTACCCGCTCGTGAATGCGTGCCATTTCCTCGCTCTGGTAAGGCTGGAGGGCTGCGCGTATCTCGAAATACATCCTCATAATCAGGGTATCGCTGAGGTCGGGACTTCTGCCTAGCAATTCGCGTATGTCTTCCTTCTGCGTAGCCATGCGCTTCCCGTCCCCTGTAGAAGCGTCCTGGTAAAGAGCCAGCTCCTCGATGATGCGTTCCTTTACGCGAACGTCAGAGACGCGGCAGGCTATCTGGTGGTCGTTTACGAGTCTTGCGAGGGTGAAGACGCACTGGCTTCTGAGGTTTTTGTATTCCGTGATGAGCGGCGCGTCTTTGGTGTAGTGGACGTTAGGAAGCCTGGTCGGGTCGGCGTCGGTTCTAATAGCGCCATAGCTACTTTTAAAGCTAACGATTCCATCGAGAAGCGATGACGAAGCAACTCCTGCGCCGACGCCAATAGCATCCACTGCGATTTGCGAGTAAGGGATGCGTTCTTGCGCCGCATACTCTCTAGCTTGGTTAACAATCCCCTCTGTGTTGAGCCTTTCGAATTGCTCGATGCGGTAGAGTTCGAGCCCTTGCCAGAACGAGAAGACGGTCTTGTCGCTTCCGTCGTCCGCAACGTCGATGATGAGATATTTTTCATTTGATTTAGTTATGGTGTTACTAAACATGTCCACGAGCGCGGTGTATTTGAAGAGCGAGCCTGCGTTATCTACATACTCCGCCATGATTTCCTGGCGGTAGGTATCCGCGTCCATCTCTGCCCTAGCCTGCTCAAGCTCGTGCCTGGGAAGCGTGGGGTTATCCCAGCTCGTGAAGTGGAATACGTCCCACTGCGGGTCGTTCGCGGCCTCCTTCTCCAGTCTTCTAAGGTTCGGGTTCTCCTTCTTAGGAGTGCCAATAAAGTCGGCCTTCCCCCCTGTGTCCATGAGTGCAGGACGGAATATCTCCTGCCAGCCGATGAAAAAGTCTTTCATCGTGTCCGTTTCATCGAACGTGATGTGGTGGGCCTTCTGTCCACGAAAGTTCTCGCGGTTCTCCCAGCCAGCCACTTTCACTATCGAGAAGCCACCATCAAGCGATGGAACACGCATCTCCAGCCGTTGCTCGTTAGGTTCGGCTACTTGAGCGAGGCGGCTTTTAAGTGATTCCCAGATAATCGAGCGGGCTTGAATCTGGGTGGGCGCGATGTAGAAAACATGGCGGTCCTTCTGTGCCATTGCACGAGCCGCCAGAACTTCTGTTTCGAGGGAAGTCTTACCGCCGCGTCTACCGCCACGGATGACTCTGAAACGGGCTCTACTCTCCGCTATCTGTTCCTGGTGAGGATGGAAATTCATGCTGGAGCGCACGGGAGAACTCAACTACTACCGCCCCTCCATCAGGCCCCGTGATGGCCTGTGGTGCCTTACCTAGCGCTCTGTCCCACAGCTCCTTAGCTGCTGGCGTCTCTGGCTTCTCTGTAGTGATGTAGTAGTAGGTTGCCGCGGGGTCGTTCTGGTCGTCTGCATCCCCTTCTTCGATGAGTCCGGCCAGGTAGTTCTCTATCTCGTATTCGTTCGTCACGAGCTTTGGCCGTTCGGCCCTGTAGCTAATGCCACCCTTCGGCCCGATGACCTTCGTTTTCTCAATCTTGTAGAGATACGAAACACCACGAGCGTTAGTGAGCTGGCCGTTCACAAGCACGTCTGTAGCCTCGAACACGCGCTGCCTTATGCGCTCTAAAGCTAGCTCTCTCTCAAGAGTCTTGTTGTTCTTGCGGCCTTTCGGTCTGCCGCCTTTTATTCCGTTTTCGATTGAAGTGTTACCTGCCATAAAAACCTAAAAAACCTACTGGTGTGTATTTAAGCGGTCGTGTCATGGTTCGTTGGATTTATAGTGTTCTCTACTTTCTGCGTAATGCGTGTGTAGTCTTCGTGCGTCTCGTATTCAGCCCACGTTGAAGTGTCTATCTCAAGCGCGCGTAGGAGTCCTTCCTTGCTCGGCTCCGTAGTGGCGGTGAAGTAGTCGTAGCAGGCTGTCTCTAACTCTTCTGGGGTGAATTTAAGTGCCATACGCCTGTTGAATGAGATTCTTATAAGCTGCGAGCAGTGCGCTCTTCACTCCCTCATCATCTACACTTTCAATTAACACCACAGTCATTTCCGAGAGGATTCCTCCTTCTTCATCGTGTATTTGCATGACGATGTTGTGGTAGCCAGGGTTCATACAACGTGCAGGTCTTTCCAGCCCTTCTCCCCTTTGAATCTAAGCGTGAGCTTCCAATCATTCGAGAGAATGTGCGACATGCTGCGGCCGTTACCATCCTTCATGTAGCTGAACGTGCGCTCGGGAATCGAGAGCCACATGGTCTTATAGCCTTCGGGAATCCACGGCTCTGCTACGAAGCGTGTGTATAGGAATGTGATGAGTCGCTTCATGTATTCAATCTAGCATTACTCCCTAGGTGCGCTATCCACCGCAAACTTGAGTGCTGCCAAGTTAGCTCGCAGCTCGTCCAAGACAATCTTTTCGCGCCAGTGATTCAACCAGGCCCTTAGCTCTATTTCGCGCTTCATACTTCCAACCTAGCACCCCCTACCAAAAAGAAAACCCCGTTTCAGGCGGGGCTGTGGACAAAAGAAAAAGCCTCCGAAGAGGCTCTTGCGCTCGTTTGCAGATTTACTGCCTCTCGGCATCCTCCCCCAAAGCGCTTGCCACAAAGAGAGGTTAGTGAAGCCTTCGGCACACGCCGTCCAGGGTTCTATGAAGCTGGCGGGTGAGATGTGGAGCTTCTGCTACCTTGCCCGTGAGACTGTGCGTGACGCAGTTGAAGAGTCGCCATGCCGTTTCGTCGCCCCAGTCGTGCGGCGGCTTCTCGTAGGCCGCGAGCACTTCAGGTATCCGTTGCTGATTGAGCACGCCGTCCTTGTAGAGCTGGATGATGGCGTGGTGTGCGAACAGCTCGGGCAGTAACGTCTCTTTGTATTTCTCGAACGTCTGGTGCTGTTGCCAGCGTTGGGTTGAGAGCGGCTCGATGAGGTCAGCCATGAGCGCGTGGATGTCTCGCAGCGCTTTGGCCGTGTGCTTGCGCTTTATGACGTGGTCGCCTGCAAAACTTAAATTATCGCAAACGAACACGCGGCTGCCGTAAGACACGCCTACGGGGAAAGACTTGTCGTGGCTGTTGCGTAAGCCCACAGTGTCCGTGTAGTCCCCGTATTCGCTCTTCAGCATCATGACCCCGAAGAAGCGTGCGCCGTCTTTGGTGACGCCGAACTGCTCTTCGGTGACTTCGTGGCCGTAGAACGTCAGAGAGTGTCTCAGCATCTCTACGATGCGGTGGTGCGGGATGGGGTGGTGCGTCGGTGTTGCCTGGGGGATGGGAAGTGCGCGGAGTGCGTCGAAGTCCACGGGCTCAGCACCCGCATGGAGAATCAAGCTCATGGCTGCTCCTTGAGAAAGGACGGGCTGTCCTCTCCCAAGGTAGCATTCGTCTACTGCTGACTATCCCCTTTCTTGGGGCAGGTGCGTGCGGTGTGGCCAGTCTCACCACAGTTGCCGCACTTGATTTCCTTGCGCTCCTTTCCGTTGGTGAAGATGCTCTGAAGCTCGGCGTCTATCTTGTCTCTGGCGTCGAGGAGTTCTCTAACCTTTGTGGTGTCGAGGTCCATTACCACCACCCGCTGCTCTTCTTCTTGAACATCGGCCGAGAGCGGCGCTTGTCTTGCGCCTTGTGGTAGTAGCGCTCTTTGGCTTTGTTACCGGACTTGAACGCTTTGTTGGCTCTGCGGTTTTCGTGATACGCGGCTCCGAAAAAGTGCTTGAGTCCCATCATCCACCCCGCTTCGGATTGGCACGTTTCCACTCGCGGATGTAGCGCCGCGCTTCGACCATCCTTTCGTCAACGCGCGGACTCTTGCGATAGAACTTCTTGTGACCCCACGCCTTCGCAATGCTCGCGCGAACCCTAGCTCTTTCTGACTTCTTCCAAAGTCCCATCATCGTCTCCTTGTTACCTCGAAGTGAGGCGATGACTAATCTATGCGCCTGAATATGAAAAATCACTTCGCGGACAAGGTGGACGGTATGAAACAAGCAAGCCCCCGAAAGGGCTTGAAAAGGCAGGTGGCTGCCTTGAGGAGACTGTTTACGTGCCGTCTTACGCGACACGAGATGGGTTCACCTCACTTTCTTTAGTGGACGGTGCGGGCGGCCGTGACGAGATTGTCGAGCGGCATGTCGGACAGGATGATTTCCATATCCAAGTCTTCGTCTTTCGTCGCGTCGGCGGCGATGCCGAGTGCGAGTAACAACACGAATGCTGCGAGAGTGAGCCTCATGTTTCCTCCTTTAAGAGCTGCCTGACGGAAGAATTGAACTTCGCGCACCTACTCCCTGTGAACGGTTTAAGTGGCTACCAGCCCAGGCGTTGAGGTTGAAGTGAAGCGAGCAGGGGTCGGGCGGTTTGTAATTTAGATACCGACGACCGTAGGCAGACCGCCCCAGCCGATTCCTGCGTCGCGTGTTTTCCTTAGCGCGTCGTTCAGGAAGTCGCCGCCGATTTGCGGCTGCCCGTAAAGCTGATGGATGATTCTGCGGAGCTGACTCTTAATTGCTTGTTCTTGCTTTTCTGCGAATCCAAGCGTCTCAATGAGCGTAAGTAACTCGCCCTCTGTGCGCTGGATGTCGTAGTCGTAAAGCGCGTAACCTGACATTGCGATACCTGGTGGCACCTCTGGTGCTCTTTGTTTTTTGGACATGACATTTCTTAGCTAGACCTAACCCCTGCTTGCTGCACTCCAACGAATGACGAAGAGCTAGTGAAGTGCTCAGTAGCGCGGACGAGGATTTGCACCTCGCATGGTGTTAGCAGCCACTTCTTATCAGCGTCCTTTCGGACCGAGGTCGCTCACGGCGACTGCCACCTTGTAACCGCGCGTATTTCGTAAGCCAATACGCACGCAAAGCGTTTACCTATTCCGCCACCGCGCAACCAAACACTCCACCTGTGAAGCCCTACAGGGGAGGCAGAATCACGGGAGGACCAAAGCGCGCAATCTTTCGATTGAATACTTCTCCAACGATTCGCCGCCCCTTACGGCGGACGGGGGCATTGCGCCCCCTGTAAGGCTTCACGTCCTCTTACAACCTAACACCCAGGCGCGAGGCGATATCCACTGTCCCCAGGCAGAAGAAACCCCCCGCCGAAGCGAGGGGCGGAACGAGCAGTTTCCTACTCGCTCTCGGGAAGTGTCAGCTCGCGCGCTTTAGCGGAGTGACGGTAGCCTTGGGAAGCTGCAAACCTTGAACGGCTGCATAACAAAGGAACTCCCCTGTCGTGCAATCGTATAAAGGGACCACCACGCCTTTCAGCGCACCCCTCGAACTGACTCCGATATCCGCGCGTTCGATGAGGTCGGCGGGAATGTCCTTCAGCAGCTCGTGAGCGCGTTCGAGACCCGCCTGGTATTTGGCGCGGTCGAAGCCGCCCTTCGGTGTCAACGCGGGTGCGGGTTCGGGCGTTGGAACTTTTACGGTATTTACCGTATTTGTATTTACCGTATCGTTCCCCAGGAACGCCGCCGCATCCTTCACTGACACGTCGAGGATGTGGGCTGCAAGCCCTATCACGTCGCCGCCTTTCTTGGCCGCGAAGCAAAAGTAGCCCTTTCCTTCGGTCATCACGAGCGCTCTGTCCCCGCCCTCGTTACATCTTGTGCAGGGTGCGCGAAGCTGAGTGCCGCTTTGCTTTACTTCTAAGCCGAGCTTGCTGGCGGCATCTGCGAAAGATACTGACCGCTTAATTGCGTCGAAGTCGTAGAACATAGCCGCCTCCTGTAAGTGAACGAATCCACTTACCAGAGTAGCAAGCCGCTGCCAGAGGTTATCTACACCAGGCCGTCCAGCACGTCCTCGTAGATGGGCGGCATTCTCCAGGGAGTAGCGAAGTCCTCTCTAACCTGGATGTGGATTTTCCTTCCGGCCAACTTCTTCATAGTTTCCGCACGGGCACGATTCGTTGTTACAACTAAGCAGTGTAGATTCTTTCTTCCCCACTGTTCCTCATACGGGCGGTCTTCAAAGATTTCCTCATACGCCGAGAACATATCTTCGATAGTTTTACGGTTGCGGTCGCTTTCGATTTTCTCCGTGCCCCTATCTATCTCTACCGCGTAGTAGTGCTTCTGCTGCTTGTCTTTGAAGTGAAGCCCAAACACTTCGTCTGGTTCGAGAAAGTCCCTGTTTTGTTTTCGGGAGAGCTGGAAGCGCATCGAGCCGCCCCCTGTTACTTCTTCCCGTGAAATGAAGCCGATGTCCTTTGCCTTGCACGCGAGTTCTATGGAAGCCATCACGCAAGAGCACATGAGCCGGTGAATGGCGTGGTCGGTGCGGGTGATACCTGGCTTACCTAGAAAAGCGAGAGCTTTGGGGGTGAGGTCGTAGACGAGAGGTTGATACGCGGCGTTGTAGCACTCCCAGTATTCCTTGGGGCGCGTGAGGTAGCCGAAGTCGTAGAGCTTGCCGAGGCGATTTAGAAACTTGCTTTCATCTCCACCATGGAACTTATAGAGATGCTTAGAAGTGAGCGGGCCGTGCGTGCGAAGCGGGGCAAAGATAAGCTTGTCTCGCTCTTGAGGAACGAGCGTGCCTATGGGCGTAGGTTCGCGGAAGCGAATGCGCCTTGAACGTGAATCGAGCATGTCTAAACGCTATCATGCGTCCTCCCCATAGCTATCCACTCCTTTGCTGATTTTCTTTGACGATGCGCTGCTACGCCCTGGAACGCTATAGACGATATTAGACGCTGTGGGTGCGTGAGTTCTTTTTGGCCGAGACTCTAAAAGGCCGTATTCCACCTTCACATCGTTAATCTTTCCTTCTGTGGCACAGGTGAACGTAAGCGGCGTGCGGCTGATGTATTCCGTTCCCATCGCCTTGCTCATGGTGGTGCGGTCATCGAAGTTGGGGCAGGACACAAGCTTGATGGCGCACTGCATAAGAGCGTCTCGTAGCGAACCCTTGGTTTGATTTAGGAAGTGGTGCGCTAACACTACGCCCAGTTTGTATTTCCTGGCCTGCGTTAAGAGGTGCTCGGTCTTCTGGTCGAAGTATTCCTGCGCTTCGTCTACATAGAGAAACGCGGGAGTTCGATACTGCTCCCTAACTCTTGCGCGTTCGAGTGCAGCCCTAAGAATGAGGGAGATAAACAGCCTCCCAAACATCTTGCTGTCGTCGCCCTGCAAATACGCCTGGTCTGTGTCAATAAGGATGAGCTGGCGCTTGTTCAGCTCGTCGTAGAAGTCGATGGTGTTTTCTTTCTCCGTGAGGAGCTTCTGAAACGTCGGGGAATGTATGAGTGCTTCTACCCTGTGCCCAATGTCGTCTTTCGTTGTTTTGTAGGGGCCACCCGAACCCAACATCTTCGTTTGGAAAAACTTTCTCGGAAGTTCTGGGAGCGCGTCTATGTGCTTCTTGTAGGCGGCGGGCTTATCGAGGAAGTCAATGACATCACTGAGCGTCGAATCAAACGAGAACATGAGGCGGCACATGGGCTTAAACAGCCCCTTCATCTTTCCTGACAAATCCATCCCCAGGCCGGAGAAGAGGTATTCGAGCGTCTCTATCGCGGCGGTGATTGAAGGTTCGGGGTCGCCGCCACGATTCTTTACTCTGAAAATGTTTACTGACGGTGGACTCCTGGGGTTGATGTAGAGCGGCTCAAACGGAAGGTCGAGGTTGCGGAGCTTATGAATGATGTCGCCCTGGCTGTCTACCACTACAACCGTGGGGCGGTTCTCTCGCTCTAAGTCCGCGAGAATCATACTTTGCAAGAGCTGTGTCTTTCCCGAACCGGGGGAACCTAGAACATGCGTGTGCGCGTATCTTGTCTGGAAGTCAGTGTTGTAAACACTAAACGGGGCTGGTTCGTTCTTCTTCGCTTCTGCAAGCTGCGCCTCGTAAGCCACACGCTCCTCCTCCATCTTGCGCTGCCGCTCTTCGAGCGCAATTGCCTGCCGTTGCTCGTAGGAGAGAAACGAATATACGATACGCTCAAGCGGCTTCCCCTCCTCCTTCGGCCGCCATGAATCAACGACCCGCTTCTTTATCGCGTCCCAGTCCATTCTCGCTCTCGGGAATCGTTACTTCATGCACTCGTTAACGTATTCGGCGTAGCCGTTTGTCCCTCTCGGGAACTCGCAACAGTAGTCTGCCAAAGTTTCAGCATCTTTGGCGGTAGTTTTTGCACCTATCTTATGCTCGATAGAGAAAAGCTCGTCCTGGAACGGCACTTCGGCAAGAGAGTTCACCCCTGCAATGAGACGATTTTCCCGCAGTAACGTGCGGTGAATGTCGCAGGCATACTGTCCCAGGTCAGTAATGATGACCTGGTGCGGGTAGGCGCTTGCCAGAATGTTTGCCAGTAAGATGCGGTCAAAGCGGGTGAGACGGGTATCGAGACGGGCTAACACTACGCCTGATAGGGAGAAGTTTGTAGGACCGGAGAGGAACGAACTCAGGACAGGAGAAAGGAAAATGCGCTGCATCTTTCCGTATGCTGCATGGTGTCCGTTAGAGTCTGTCTTTTTAGGTTTGCGTATGAGTGTGTCCAAAGACTTTGGCTCACTTACTAGGGACTCCAAAAAGACAATGCCGGACTCCTGCTTTTGTAGGGTGGTCGGCCCGCCAGGAAAAGACGCCTCGAAAGCGTCCGCGTAAAGTGACGCTCGTTCGTAGGTGATGTCTTTTAAAAGGTCGAGACGATTTTTTGAAAAGTCGAGCCGTTCGATGTGCCAGTTTTTTGGGAAGAAAAGTTTGTTGATAACGTCTCCGTTATCCAACAGTAAGTAACGAGTAAGGCGTTTTATCCCTCGTAAAAGGTTAAGTATGGGCGTCTTGTCGCGCCCTACATTGAGTAAGTTCATGGGGCTGGTGCAGTAGAGCCGCGCGCCTTTGCACGGGTGCTGCCGCCAGCCCGCGAAAAAGGTGCAGCTCCAAGTAAATTGTATGAAATGTCCGTTAGGCGTTGTCCCCTGTTAAGGACAGGTATCCGCACTCGTTCGTCTGGCTCGCTAGAGCTGACCACGGGGGTTTCTCCTGCGTAAGCATGGTCGCCCCGAGTAAATACGAGGGTGCAGAAAGCACCGTGGTCAGCTCTATGAGCTGCGAACGATGTGCGGAATAAGTGAATGTATACCGTGCATTACCGCGTGTTGCGCGTATATGCAGGGGACATAGATAATGTTCAGTCGCATGTCCATCCGTTAGGAGTGAACCGTGCGTGAGCTAGCCGACGTAATGGCTCGTAACTGGGTGTGGGTGCTCGGTCTACTAGTGGTAGTGGCTCTTGTTACGCTCGTGATTCGCCTGTTCGTTTCGGACAGGAAAGGTGAGACGTTTCAGTATCTCGTAGTGTTGGTTCTGGTAATTGTGATTGTCCCGCAAGTGTGGGTGTGGGTTGCTGACTTGTTTACGAGTCCAGCTCGACCCTCTGTGGCACAGCCGACATCAGGAAAGATGCAACTAACACTTCCACCTTTCGGGAAAAGTGAGCGCATCATTCAGCCGCCAGGAATGCGCGTGATGGTGGGTGGTGTTGGTTGGCGCATCCATTGCGTTTATGCAGACGGGAGAGAGATTTCGTTTACAAGCGGTCAGACTCCCTGCCCCGCAGGGCACATGCCTTACGTTTACTTCTCAAACGAAACAGGTCACATCAACACCCTGACCTACATGCTCGAACCGTTGAGGAAATAAAAAAGGGCACCCGAAGGTGCCCTGTGAAAGCTCCCGTTAGGGACGGCTTTCAAATCTCACGATTCTTCCCAGTCTTTTTCTTTCTGCGTTCCATTCCAACACCTCTGCCTCATCCCACGCAATGCGGCCAGTGAGCTGTCCCTTGCGGTTTACCTTCCTCTCACCGAGGGCGTAAGGCGCGGGGAACGTTCCTTCGGCCACTTTGCGGCGAATCGTTGCGCGAGCGAGCGAGGTAAGAGCGCAGACCGCCTTTTCAGAAATGAACCTAGACATGATGCAGTCTCCTGGTAGGGAGACGTGGCACCACGCCTCGGTTAATGCCTAAGGCGCGACTAGGATAGCAGAAGTGTTTGGAGCAACTAGTAGTTCTTATACTTCTTCTTCTTTAGGTTCCACGGCTCCGCAAGCGGTTCCAGCACAGGGTCGGGGCGGGGTTCGAGGACGTTTTTAGGGGCCTGTGTAAGTGCCGCGTTTAGTGGCGGCTGTGGTTTCGCACGAACGTAAACACGCTCCCTGTCTGCCGCGTCAGAGCCGTCGCTAATGCGCTCGAAGATAAACTCCACGCCGAGGTGTTCAGCGAGCGCGTCGAACTTTGCATCAAGGTCTTCTAAGTCTTGCTCGCTCCAATTTTCGTAGTCCATATCCTCACACTATCAAACAAAACGCCGCTGACTAGGCGGCTGTGGTGGATAACTTTCGTATGTGGTTCTCGTAGGCAAGCAGGGCTTCTTTCACCTCTAATAAGTAGGTGTGTCTGTTGTAAACACCCGCAACGCCAGGAATCGCGTGCCCCAAGATTCGCTCGATTACCACGAAGCTCGTTCCCATCTGGGCTAACTTCGTCGCCAAGGTTCTGCGGAGGTCGTGGTGGCGGAAGTCCACCCCGCAGTCCCTATCGAACCTGTCTTTGGCGTTCGTCCAGTTGTTGAACGTAAACGGTAAGACCAAGTTCTCTTCTACCAATGGCGTAACGGGTAAAACATTGGTGCGGTCGCCTTTCGTGCGGAAGGTGATTAAACCGTCCGCTACGTCCTCGGGCTTTAAGTTCCTAACCTCGATCCGCCGCTGCCCCGTGAGGATGAGGAGGCGGAGGATTCGCCCGTAAGTGTCGTCGCCCGTGCACCTCCAGATTCTTCCGAGTTCCGTGTCTGTAAGCACGCGGTCGCGGGACTTTGTTTTATTCGGAGGCTGCTTTCTAAAGAGCGGGGACTTTTCTATGTAGCCGTGCTCCAAGCACCAGTTAAGGAAGTTTCGTAAGGAAGCGTAGGCGTAGTTCTGTGCAAACGGCTTCCCCTCCCACTTTCTAAGTTTCTCCTGCACTTCAGGAAACGTCATGGTGAGCGACGTAAAATCCATCTGGTTAAGGTAGGAGAGATACTGGTTGAGGGTGTCGGGCTTCACTCTACCTTTTAAAGCCTCGCCAAAGGCTCTAATTGCCTCTGTGGGGCGAGTGATGGGCGTTTGCGTGGTGCGGGTCAATTCCTGCATTGCGCGTGTCCTGGCGTCTTTTAATGCCAGGTGTGGAAAGCGGCCGAGCGTCGTAACCTTGCGCTCTTTCCCTTTCATCACGATGAAGGTTTTCGTCCCCTTGGGAGAAACTCGTAACCCAAACCCAGAAAGGCCGGAGTCCCAGGCGGTGTAGAGCTTCGGTTCGGGCTTTAATGATTCGAGCGTGCGGGCTGCGAAAGAAAGTCTCACATTTGCCTCCTTTTGGCGCTGGAACAGGGTGAGCGGGTATGGACGGTATGGACAGGGCAAAATCACCTAAGTATCAAGGAACACAAGGGTTTTCTGATTCCGTGCCCAGTATAAACCAGCACTCGCCTCTAATGCAGCACTATTTACGGCGGTAAGGAAATCAGAGACTTACAGAACGTAGTCTCTTTTTAGTCGCAAAAAAAGCCCCGCCTACAGAAAGCGGAGCGCGGCTATCACTGCGCCTGCGGCGGCGGCGAGCATGGCACCGAAACGGACGGTGAGGCGAAGGCCGAGATTGTCCATCGCGGTCTTCAGCTCGTCTTTGACGGCCTGGATGTCGGCGCGAGTAGCGACTTCCGAAATCACGTATTTCTGCACTGCCTCTGCGTGAGCTTCGGCCTGTTTACGGTCGAGGCCGGAGGATTCAAGGTGCCTAGTGTAAGCCAGACTATCGAACGCGAACATATGCCCTCCCGTGAAGAATGGGAAAACAGGAGCTACGCGGTGCGTTCTGCCATGCCGTGATGCTTGCTACAGAGCCAGCGAACTTCAAGGGGTTTCGAGTAGTCCTCGTGGTGGCCTTGCGACTTGGGGTCGCCGCAAAGTTCGCACGGAAGCCGCTTTATCTTTCCCCGGTAGGCGTAGTCCTTGAGAAGTGACCGCGCCTTGTGTTTCTCGGGGTGTTCGGCTCGTGCTTTGGCCTTTACCTGCCTGATTCGTTCTTTGTTGGCCTGGTAATACTTTCGGTCGTATTCGCGCTTGTTCTTTTTGTATTCGGGCCGCGATTGCGTCTTGTAGCAAATCCTCAGCTTGTGGTCGCGCCTGCGACGATAGTATTCCCTGAAGTATTCACGGCGTCGGATATTCTCTTCCGTCGCCATGCCTTCACATTAGCAAATAACTCCAATTTTTCCACCCTCCACGGTCGTGAAGAGTAGGTGGCGGAGAGAGTATTCGGGATTACTGTTCCCCGGAAATGCATCCCGGTTGATAACCGATTCGCATAGCGCTGATACGTCTCTCTCCCATCTACCCTCCACGGTCTGATTTCACCCTAGCACAGAGAATCGAGAATGTTTTGCCAATCCCCAGCGACCATATGGTGCGGGGATTTGTCTTTCTCCCACGCTTCAATCTTGCCCCAGCGCTCCTCCCCGATGTGCCGCCTAATGATGTCCCAGTAGAGCGCCCCGCACTGCTGCTTGAAAAAGAAGTGGTGGCGCAGACAGATGAGGACGATGTTGTCCATGTCGGCATAGGAACGGCTGTTGGCGCGTCCGACTAAATGTTCTGCCTGTAGGATGAGCCGCCCGTCCTTCGTGTAGTTGCCGCACAAGCGCCACTGGTCGGGAAGAGAGTCTAGGTGCTGGCCGATAACGCACATCCCATCCCGCTCGATAGCCTTCTCGCGGAGCTTCGCTTGGAGGAGCTTCTTTATCTTTGAGGCGGTTGGCTTTTCAACGCGCGGTTTGCCCCCTGTCATCCCCGTTGGTTTTTTCTTTTTGGGAAACCCCATACCTCCTATACGTTATAGCGGCAGTCGTAACACATCCTCCCTTCCTCAGTGTCGTAGGCTACTTTCATCGTGATACCGCAAATGTCGCAGAGATAGTTTATGGAATACTCGTCTATCTTCTTCCTTGTTGCTTCGATGGTTTTCTCAGTGCAGATAGGACAGAAATCAGAATCAACATCTAAGACATCATTCTTGCACGAGCCTCTAGAGCATCGCATTCTCTACAACATAGCATGGACAAAAGAGCAACTCTTTACTGTTGTGTGTTGATAACTAGAGGCTGCGGAAGAAGGACGTTTGATTGAGTCGCTCTTGCCGCTTCCTCATTTCACGAGTCGCTTGGCTCTCGTTCACCACCTTGTCTTTTTCTTCCATGAACGTGGTGGTTTTGCAGTCGGGGTTAGTGCATTGATACCAACGTGAGTAGTAGAACGGTTGCCCTAGAAGTTTTGGTGTTATCTCTCGGTGGTAGCGAAGCTCACTAATCCACCCACAATGGCAGCGAACGCCCTTGCCTGGTTCGCATACCCGATTCGCGCTTCCTTTGCGGCTCATACGCGCGCCCGTTTAACGAAGCGCTCCCGAATATCTTTCTTAATCTCCTCTACCTTCTCTGTGTTTACAGGATTAAGAGTCTCTATATTTATCTTATCTTTACTTAACTTAACTTGCGGCGCCAACTGGTTGCCAACTGGTTGCCGTTTGGTTGCCAGAGACTTCCCTTCCTTTGAAAGTGTATAGGCGTGATTCTCTTTGAGGTAGAGGGTGTCCTTCTCTTTCCGATAAGTGGTGGTGCTAAATCTATCCATGCGGATGGTGTTGTGCATCCGCCAGTGTTTGATTACCACCACGCCGCTTTCAAACTCAATGATGAACTTCTTGGCGAGGAGGATTTTCATATCGTCGTCGCTGGTTCCAATCATGCGGGTAATACGTTTGGGGTTGCCTATAAACCCCTCATCGTCTGCTCTCATACCTAAGTGAACGTAGAGGAGCTGCGAGGTTGGCGGCATATCAAGGAAGGCGTCGGAATCCATTATTGCCATTGAGAACATTCTGCGTGCTGCCATATCTGTGGGTTAACGAATAAAGAGCCATCAGGCAGGGGCTTCCGATTTCTCGGCAGCACCCACCTCACGGCTCTTTATTCTGGGTAGCTGCCCTGCCACGCTTGCGCGTCTATACACACTAGCACGGGCAGCTCTGCAAACTCTTCGCAGCCTGTGGATAGTCAAATGAAGAACACCCACCCCCAAAAAGCCGCCACTACCCAGGCGATGTTTAAGAGGATGATGAGGCTAGTTTTCATTTTCGGCGCAGTTGCTCTAACGTATTCACTAACGCTGTGATGGCGCTCCAAACGTAGCCGCGTTCAAGTGGCTCGCCGACTTTCTTCATTAGAAACGGCTCTGTTGTGTCTTGGGCGTATCTGATTAGTTCGTCCACTACCCGCTCCCGCTCTTCCTGCCGTGTCTTGGTGAGGAGTTGAGAGATGTGTGCTTTAAGTTCGTCGTAGCTGGTTGCGACGCCTAGAGAGGCGCGGGCGGTCTGCTTAATTGGTTGTGGGGGGAATGTGCGCTCAAACTCCTTAGTCCATTCTTCATTGTCCATATAGGTTTGGTGAGGGATTAGTAATGCCGCGCTTCCACCATAGATTCTCAATCGCCTTCTCGCGCTTTTCTGGTGTGAGGTCGTAGCGTCGGTGGCAGCTTCGGCACAGCCACAAGTAATCGTCGGGGTCGTGGCTGTAATTACGTCCGGTCTTTAGGCACCATTCGTAGATAGTGCTTTTGCCTTCGCAGCCAGGATTTGAGCAATGGGTGGGATGGCCGTAGTGCTCGTGAAGATAACGGTGTTTCGCACCTTTACTTGCACTCTCTCCCTTCCATCGCGGCGTATCTTCTCCCTTCCTGTTCTGCATGGATTCCCAGTATCGTTTTTGTGCTTCTGTCGCCATACTTCATTTGCTAGGCTCCTCCCACTCGGTTTCTTGTTTCCACCTTGTCTTCCAGTCCTTACCCCACTCACCTTCCACAACCGCATCTATGTTTTCGGGAGTTATAGTTCCTTTCGGTGGCTCGGTGTCTTGTTTCTGCATGTTGTTGCCGTCCCACGGCGCTTTCTCTTCTCTCTCCAACTGCTCGCGGGTCTTCCACTCTCTACCATCCCAGAACTTCTCGGTGTCTTGTTTCGGCTCGTCCTGGTGACACGCGCAATAGTCGTTATTGCACGCCTTTTTTTGTCCTGCTTGCACGCCACAGCTTTCACAGGCGGTAGGGTGCGCCCGCAGACCCATCACTACTAAGCGTTCGTCGTAGCCGAGGTTGCTAATGCGAACAGTGTCTTGTTTCGGCTCGAAGTGTTCGCAGTAGCCGTTGCGGTGGCTGAATAGTTCGTCATGGCGAGCGGAGGTGTCTTGTTTCGGCTCGTGGCACTCGTGCTTGAGTCCGTAACTCGTTCCTTCTGGTGAGGTGTGGACGCAGGTTTCAGCAGGGGTGTCTTTCTGGTGGTCGTCCGGCTCTTGTAAATAGGAGATGAGGGCGTTGAGGGTGGAGCGAGCGAGGTTGTCTCCCTTGGGGTTTGGATGCAGCTTCTCCGGCAGCTTTGCTGGTTCTTTCATGGTCATATAAGAAAGCTAGACGCGCACTTTGGGCAATACCCCTGATACGCCTTTGGGCTGCTTTCGTCGTAAGCACTCCCGCAATCCTTGCAGTGTGTTTGCTTCCTAGCCTCCTGTGCTGGTTCTTTCATGGTGTGGCACGGAACTTCTCGCACATACAATCACCAACCATCTCGTTAATAAACACCTCGCATCCAATTTCGTCGCTGTGGCTAGATTCGAGATGGCCGCATAGACAGGTGCGGTCTACAGCCTCCTCCTCGTCTTCAAAAGCGTCGTAGCCAAGGTAGGTCATGTTTCTAGTTATTAGTTTGCTTCCTAGCCTCCTGTAATTGACTGATGAAGTCAGCGAGGGCGTCTGTCTCCTCTGGGTAGTAGCAGCGCGCCACCAAAACTTTCTTTGCCATCTCCTCTGCACGTTGCCAAGTGCGCTGTTCGGTGGCGGCAGTAGAAGCGTCGAGTCCAGATAAGTAAGCGGAGTCGATTATGTCTAGTGCAATCGCGGGAAACGTCTGTAATGCCGAGAGAAGCCCCTGCCGTTGCTCTGCCCAGGGTTTCTCCCGTAGCTCCTCCAGTGTCTCGGCGTGTGGGTGTTCTTTGTCGGGGTTCATATTGTCTTTGCTTTAGACGAACTTGTGAGCGTGTAGCCCAACCGCTCTCTTTGTATGCTCGGCCAGTGGATAACGTTCAGGCGAGCGAACTCTCCGTGATACTTCCTTGCTGCCTTGTTATAGGCTAAGGCCGCTTCGACATCGTCGTTGAAGTAGCCCAGAGAGATTATCTTGCGGTTCAAGGTAATGGCTGCATACCAGCTTTGAGTTTGCGTCTTCCAGCTCACTCCTTTAAACCGCGAGGTGCTGCCGCTCATGCCACTACGATTAAGGTTGCTTTGCGCGTAAGTCACTAGCCGTAAGTTCTCCCGCCGGTTATCGAGACGGTTTCCATTGATGTGGTCTCGAACGAATCCTTTTGGGGCATCAGGAAGAATCAAGTAATGCATCTTCGTGGTCGAGTTCCTCCACCCAGTGCTGGCATAGCCCAAGCTGTCTAAGCACCACTTGTATTTCGATATCAACGGATAGTCCTCGTCACTAACCAATGCATAGCCGCGCAGTGGACTATCTTTTCTGTGTCCGCCGAGCTGCACACGCTTCATACACTAAGCATTTCGTTGAGCACGCGAATAATCTTTGACTTCTTTTTGAACGCTTCTTTTCGTAGGAGCTGATACGCGCGTTCGGATATGCGTATCGTCCGCGTCTTTGTTTTAGGCATGTCTTCACCCTAGCAAACCCTCGCCAAAACGCAAACATGTGGTTATCCACACATGCCGACTTGCGGCCTTGCAAACGAAAAACGGCTTGTTATTGTTAGTGCAGGTGATAGGACAACGGCAGCCAGGTATCCGCTCGGCTGTGCGTCAGTCCTAGAGCTGTCCTCGGATGAGGACGGGTGGATGGGAAGGTTGGACGCGACCTATAGAACGTGAGGCGCACCGGATACCGCTCACGTCTGGCCCTGTCCACTCGCCCTCACCGGAGGGAACTTACAAAGCTAATCCGTTCCTTGCCGTTTTCGTGAACCCCTGTCGGTTCGTGATTAGCGGCTGACGTGGAGCCACACGAGGGCGGCAAGGAGCGACAAAACAAAATGAGCAAAACACTCGAAACACTCAACGAACAAAAAGAGAAAGCAGTGTTCTTCGCGGCCGATGAAGCCGCACATGAGAGGGAGATAGACGCGATAGTTGAAAAAGCACTGTGGGTCGAGGCAGTCGCTTACGAAGACCAGCGAGAGGAAGGCGCAGGTGAGGATTACGAGCCGCTTACTGACTAACCATGACTCTAAACATCAACATTGAAGTGGAGATGATTGAGGGCGGTGACGTTACAGACGCTTTCAAGCTCCAGACTAAGACGATAGACGACGCGATTGCGGAGCTGGGGAGTATCGAGCGGAAGATTGCGGAGATAGAAAGACGGCGGGCATTAAAAATGGACGAGGAAGTTATATGACACGCATCCTCTTCTACGTCTGGGCGTTCGTCATGTTCGTGGTGGCGGTGCCGTGGATTATTCACCCGATGATGTATAGCGGCTTATGAGCTTCCCGATGTTCCTGTTCCTTGTTGCGACGTGGGCAGTGCCGTTCGGCATCTGGAAGAAGAACTTTTGGGCTGGCCTGTGGATGTCAATGGTCGCGGCAACCGTTTGGGCGGCAATACAACTGCTTGGGGGAGTAATACAACTGCTATGAATCTCGTAAAACAGCGCCTAGAGCAACTAAGCCGCGTCGCCGACTTTGTAGAAGACCGTATTAAAGAGAAGGTCGAGCGCGAGGACTTAGAAGATTGGGGTCAGCGTCCCCCCATAGAACAGAAGATGACTATGAGCGTGCTGTCAGTGCCGAGTGAGTCAATTATTAGAAATGTGAAAGGAAGCCTAACCCCGTAATACATGGACAAATCACTACAAGAAAAAGCCGTCTCGATTAAGGGCAAGTCTTACGTCTTGGTGTCAGACCGCGTGCTCTACTTCAATGAGACGTATCCAGAGGGTTCGATTACCACCGAACTGCTCTCGGCACCTGACGCGCAGCGCGTTGTAGTCAAGGCGACGGTTTCTCTTCCGATAGGAAGAACACCAGACGACGAGAACCGCGTCTATCTCGGAGTCGCTATGCGAACCTTCACCGGACACTCCCAAGCCGTTATTGGTGAGGGAATGGTGAACAAGACCGCCGCGCTAGAGAATGCAGAGACGAGCGCGGTAGGTCGAGCCCTTGCGATGATGGGAATAGGGGTCATTGAGAGCATCGCCAGTGCTGATGAGATTAAGAAAGCTAGCACAACAGTAGCGGCGAAAGACGAGGATGACTTCCTATAGCCATGCGTGTCCAGCTCTGGAAAAACCCAAAGGAGAAAGAAAATGAGCCTGACTTCATCGTGATGCAGCGGCAACGCCTAGACGATGGAACCACGGGTTACGTCACGGTCCAGGTGGGAACGGGCTACACAATGGAAGCACCGAGTGGAGAGAAATACATCGACGTAACGATTAAAGGATTCAACAACAATAAACCTAAAACAACATGACCGACCCAATCTTTCCGAAAGGAATCATCTTTAAGAAGCCGAAGGAAGGTGCGCCCGAGTGGATACGCGGCCATCTCTCATTCAAGGTGGACGAGGCCGTAGAGTTCCTAAACGAACACAAGAAAGCGGATGGCTGGGTAAATATCGACATTAAGAAGAGCAAGGAAGGAAAGCTGTATCTCCAAGTCGATAAGTGGGAGCCGGAAGGAAGCACGCCATACACTCCGCCAGTGGTTGAAGACTCGCCGTTCTAACCATGGAGAGCTTCGCGGACTTGTTCGGGCGGATGCGGAGTGCGTTGCCGAAAGGCAAAGTCCTCTCGGAACGCGCGGAGCTGGTGAAGTGGTTGTGCGAGAAGCTAAAGAAGGAACCGAAAGTCATAGGTATTCGAGTAGCACACCTCTCGCTCGACCACCTGTATGTCATTCAGAGCGAATACAAGGACATCTCACGACGTAGGGGGGTTGAGGCGGCCCGTAAATTTCTATGGGCCATTACAAGAACACGAACCATCCATGAAAACAACGACAGTAAGCATATCGCTAACAATTAGCTACGAACACGATAAGGAGATTCCAGCGACGGTGTTCATTGCCTTGATTGAGCATGAGATGCGAACGCCGGAACTACAAAAGGAACTGGAAGCGGTGCTTAAAAAAGCAGTCGAGCGCGTGGACGAGCAGATCGGCAGCTTAAAGAGGCTATGAAAAAGGAGACTCAACTATCGTGGGTTAAATCCCAGCTCCGCGAGAACGGGGAGATAACACGTAACACCGCACTACAGCATTACGTGTCGCGGCTTTCAGCTCTCATACAGCGCTTGGAAGGTGAAGGTTATGAGTTCGAGGCGTTCGGGAGAGATTCTGACTATGTGTATCGCGTGAAGACCGCGCCGAAGAAGATGGTTCCGAAGTATGAGCCGATTATCGAGAACGGGAGGCAGGTAGGGATGCGGAAGGTTGCGAGTTATGTGGAGGTATGAGCCATCTCCTCACACTCCTTGAAGCAGTCAAAGAGGACTCGCTGACGAAAACGCAGCTCGAAAACTACCATACCCAACTCTCCGGCCTCTACGCAGACCTCATGGTGCAGATTGCTGACTTAAAGAAAGAGAAAGCACTGTTTGAGGCTGCTGACCCGAACCTTAGTGTTGCGAAGTCGAAGGTGTTATGGAAGGCGAGCGAACGCGGCCAGCGCCTCATACAGTTGGAGGGTTACGCCCGCGCGACTAGCACGCAGCTTAAAAGCTTACGCAACAGGTTGTATGCCACTTATTAGTTACGAACTCGCAAAGGAGCTTAAAGCTGCGGGGTTCCCGCAAACAGGCGACAACTGGAACTGCTACCACGATGCGCCTGAGAATATAAACGGCTGCTACGTCCCCTCTCTCTCTGAACTCATCGAGGCGTGTGGGGACAGATTCTTCGCTTTGCGTCGAGACTTCCGTGCAGACAATAACCAGCCGTTCTTTTGGGCTGAAACAAACCACGCGACAACATTCGACGGTGTAGCAAGCTCCACCCCCGAAGAAGCCGTAGCCCGCCTCTATATCGCGCTTAAAGGGTAGGCACCCAATCGCTTAGAACAGTGCCACCAATGACCGCTGCCGCCGTTATCGAGCATGTGTCTCGCGACCTTCTTTTGAAGTGTCGAGCTGCTGATGTTCTCTCTCGTGGCTCCAAAGGGCTTTCCATACGCTAACCACGTTTGTTCTTGAAACATGAGTGCGCCGTAACTTCTACGACCATTCGTGTCCATGATGCTCGGGACGTTGCGGGGATTTTCACACTGGTGCAGTTTCTCTATCCAGACTTCCTTAGGGCCTGGTGCGACTCGTAGCATTTCAGGTGGAACGGTTAAGACTGGCGAGGTGGTGGTCGCCATACCTATAACAAACAAGAGCGCGAGCATATCGCGCGGGAGTTAGTGCACTAGCGTTTCTTTGCTCCTAGCGCGTTAATGTCTCCGTCCTGGTAACGGCGCACCATAATCCACACTTGGGCTGCGATAACTACGAACGTCTGCACTGCTGCTGTGAGCTGGTCGGTTCCAATCTGAATACCAATCATCGGAAGCACTACTACTAAGAGCGACACGAGGGCTGCGGTGTATTGATGTGAAATCATGCCTTCTATACTACCAAGTCCTTTAGCTTGAATTTCTTGCTATCCACACCCAGGATTCTTCCCATCTCTTTGGCGTAGCTTTCTGGGTCGTTGTGGTCTTCTTTTGGCGCGTAGCCGCTATACACGTCCTTCTTGCCCGCGAAGAACTCGTAGAGGGTTAGGTTGGGATATTTCCGAGCGAGTCCCCGCACCATGTTGTTGAGGTAGAGCCAGCCCGTCGCATAGTCCCTAAAGATGGCAAAGTTGCCTGGGCTTCTAAGAACATTCCCATACATCGGGTGGTATCCGCCTTCATAGAAGCGAACGTTGCCAGGATTGTTGTTGCGGTAAGACGCTGAGCCATTGGGGTATCGCCTTCCGCTCCAGTCCACTCCTCCCGGCAGTATCCAGCCTTCATGCCCCTTAATACCCAGGCAAAGGAGCGTGGCCTTAGAAGGGGTCTGTGGGGCTCTAGGAGGCTCTACAGGCGGTTTTGGCGGCTCAGGCGGGGGTTGAGGTGGACCTTTCGGCTCAGGCGGTTTTACGGGCTCGTTTGGCTTTGGGGGAAACGGGTCTACGGGGTTATACATTCCTCCTTTGCGAAAGAGCCAGTAAGTTATTGCCGCACCTGCGAACACCAGAAAGGCTAGGATTTCCATAGGCCGGAGAATAATCTTTGAATAAGTAGCACCAGTGCCCCATACGGCGTCTCGTTGATTTTCGTCTCCCTGTTCATCGCGTATCGTGTTCGAGGTCCGAAGTGCGAGCCGTCATCCTCTATGCCGTTGCGAGCCTGGAACTGCGCAAGAGCTGTTTTCGTCTCGGTTAAGAAGAAGTCAGTCACGGCGTGGGGGATTTTGTAGCCCAGAGACACGAGGGCTTTTTGTAGCTCTTCTACGTCTGGGTGCTGCTGGCCGTAGTAGAGGTTATTTAGGAAGACGAACGCTTTTTTTTTGACAGGCGCGAGGTAGTAGACCTTCGCCAGAGCGTAGTCGTAGTTCGGAGTCAGGTCTTTGAGGTAGGTGTCGTAGGAGTCGAAGATTCTGTCTTTGGTCGAGAGAATCTTGCCCACCTGCGTCCAGTGCCCGTCAATCGCACCCTTCGGCTTGTAATACAGCCCGTTCTTTTTGAGCCAAGCGTAAACCGATACGCAAACGCTGCCTCGCTTAGCCGCTTCCTTCAGAAGCTCGCGTTTCACTTTCGGGTCGAGATTGCGGTCAGTCCACACCCACTCGTGTTCAAACTTCCATTCCTTATACCAAGCCGGTCCTTCTTTTAAGAGTTCGGCGAGGTCTTTGAGCGCGTAGTAGTCGTCAACGGTCTGAACGTCGTCACCCCACGGTGCCTTGTCTTCTGCCAGGTTTCCCGTAACCGTTCGTATGAGTTCTGCTATCTGGTGCGGGTCGGCACCATAACGCGGGTCGAGGATGCCGCGCTGTTTGGCGACGTTCGCTACATAGCGGTCGCTGTAGTTGACTTTAATGCCGGTATGAAAGAAGACGAGCGTTTCGATTGCAGAGAGAGTCCCATAAACTGTGCAGGCACTCGTCTCGACATTTTTAATGTTCTGCGGCTCGCGGTCAGGAAGGTGGGGAAGCCAGTCTCCCTTCTCGTTGATGATGGGCTTTACAGCGCTTCCTAGAACGTGCTCTACGCCTTCTTCTCTCGTGCAAATTTCAGGAACAATTAACCCGAAATTCTTCATACCAGTCTAAGTATGAGGATTAAAAGAATGATGACGATGAGTAGATTTATCATGCTCCTTGTGGTTTAACGGGTGTTCTCATAACTTCTCCCTGGTGCGCTGCGCTTGCGGCGTCTATCTTTTCGTCTCGTGTCTCGCGGCCTTCCAGCATCTTGGTCTGCTTCTCTAGCTCCTCCCTGTTCTGAGTGTGCATGAGCTGCATGAACGACATGATTTCCACTAGCGCTTTCTTCAGTTCCCCGAGCATTTCAATCATCTCTGGGTTTCTTCCCTGAAGAACGGTGGTGAGGGAGGCGATGTGTTTGTCCTTCTCGGCATTAGTGGCTTCGAGTCCTGCTACGCGCGCACCTAGGGCTTTTATCTCCTCGTCACATTTCTTATTCTTCTCCTCGATTTTCTTTTCTAGCTCTTCTATCTGCTCGTTTTGCTGCTTTCTTCGTTCCTTGTATACGCGGGTTACTTCGTCCTGCACGTCTGCTACGCCTGTCTTCCTTCGCTCGTAAAGAAGCCACGCGACCAACGCGAGTGTTCCGGCGAGTGACGTGAGGGAGGCGAAGGATTCAAAGTTCATACCTAAAACTTAGAAGACATTGGGGACAAGCGGCACTGCCCCACTTCGCACATGCTAGGGTGGAAGTAATGAAGACCATCCATGACTTTGTGGCGGGCGATGTGCCGCCTTTCGTTAAAGGAAAGATGCTTGATGTCGGTGGAGGTTGGGGACGATGGAAGAATGAGCTTGAGCGCTACGCGGAGAGCTACACGATTGCGGACTTGCCGGAAGAGGACGCACGAGCGCTCTCCTTTAGAGATGCGAGTTTCGATACCGTGGTGTGCTTTGAGGTCTTGGAGCATGTGGACGACACCCGCAAAGTCATTTCCGAGATGTATCGAGTGTTGAAGCCTGGAGGATTTGCGATAGCCACAGCCCCATTCACGTATCCCGAGCACGCGAACCCTGGCGACTACTACCGCTTCACTCCCCAAGGCTTTCGGTTCTTGTTTGAGCAGGCTGGATTTACGGTGAGAGAGGTGCGCAGTATCGGAAACATTTGGACGGTGCTGGGGGTGATTCTCAAGGCCAAAATGAAAGAGCACGGAAGAGCGGGACATCGTGTGCGGGCAAACGGGCATCGCGTTCTCCATGCCGCGTGCTGCTTCTTGTCCGAGCGTGCCCTGCCCGACCCTCACTTCTTTACTCATTCCGCGATTGTGGTGCAGCGTCATACTAGTTGAAGAAGATAAGGTCAGGCACCTTAATCAATGGCTCTTCTACCGCGCACGAAAACGGGTAGGAACAGCCAGAGCCAGCGTTGTAGAGTTCCTCTATCTCGGCGCTTGATAGCGCACGGCTCCACAGGCCGTATTCGTCGGCCATGCCGTCTATGAAGTTGCCCGCCCCACCTGCCGAGGAGACGTATATATCCGCAGAGCCATTGAAGATGGTGCCGTTAGAACCGGAGCCGCTTGCTCCAACGGCGTTCACGTAGGCGGTGACTGAGGTGCCCGACTTCGTTACTGCGAGGTGATGCCAGGTGTCAGCATCGAAATGCGTGCCGCTTTCAATAGCTACTTGGTTGGTCGAACCACCTCCCGCTCCTGTTGTTGACCAGGTGACGGTGAAGCGAATGTTCCCAGTGTCAACGGCAGGCGAAACTAACGCTTCGTATGACCGCTGGTTTCCACTGGCAAGCCACTTATTCAAGAACACGATTGACGCTACTGGAACGCTCTCCGGCTTATACCAAAACGCTACCGTGAACTCGTCAGAGAAGTCGAGCCCGCTCTGAGCCGCGTCTGTGATGGAGAAGGATTCAGCGTCAGCGTCTTCGAAGTCCGCGCCGTTGTTTATCTTCCCCGCACTGAAAGGAACGGTGTTGTTGTTGGTGAGAGTGTTTGAGCCTACTGAGTCCGCTGCGTTTCCGCTTGCCTCGTCTAGCTTCCAGTAGGAGACAAGGTTATCGGTAAGCGCCGCCTGTGCTGAAAGCGGGCTTAGGAAGAGGAGCGCAAGGACAACGAGTGCGTATCTCATACATCAATCAGCATCCTCCCTAATAAGCACGGAGCATGAAATGTCGCGCGTTACCGTTGTTTCTTGGCGTATCTGCACGCTCGCCGCCTCGCCCCTTACGAACGTGTTGTTTGTCGAGAGGTCAATGATGGTCGGCGTTGAGGTAATGGCAACGTAGTCCATCCAGTTCGTGCCGTCGCCGAATCTGAGTCCTCCGGTTCCCGAGTTCGAATAGCACTGCACGCTCGTCCACGTTTCCGGTCGGAAGGCCGCGCCTAGAGGGATGGTGGTGGTTGCCCCAGTGCCGCCGTAGTAGGCCACAGTGGAAGTGGCGAAGGTGAAGGTGCGGGGCTTCTCAGGATAGAGGGCACGTTCT